GACATGAAGGTTAACACTTGGGGAAGCGGGACGAGTTGGAGATGAACCTGCTGATGCGGCAAGCAACTCCATATATGTATTTTGTGAGGACCAGTAGAACTGGATGTAGTCATTAGCGTTGACGGTAACCAAGTCTTCAATGTTGGCAAGCACTTGATTGTTAACGCCAGAGGTGGTAAAGATTGCGGTTGATTCAGTCACCGCTGTGCCGTTGAGGGCATACCAGACATTGACCTGATAGTTGCTACCGCCGCCTGTGGTAATGAATTGACCAAGCAAATTGACGGAATATGTACCAGCATAGGCAAAGGTAATCTGGCTGCCAGATACAATGCTTACTCCACTAGAGCCAGCATTAGTGTTAATGGTGATGAGGTTAGCGCTTGTAGCGCCAGCGTTGGTCTGAGTGGTAGTGTCGTAGAAGTTACCGTAATAGCCCAGCGCACCGCCTGCACCAGTGGCTCCTGTAGCGCCTGTGGCGCCCGTAGAGCCTGTTATAGACGTTCCAGTAGCACCAGTCGCACCTGTAGCTCCAGTACTTCCTGTAGGTCCAGTAGGACCTGTGCTGCCTGTACTACCAGTTGAGCCAGTTGCTCCTGTAGTTCCAGTAGCTCCTGTGTTTCCCGTGGCTCCAGTTGGTCCTGTGGAGCCTGTAGCGCCAGTAGAACCAGTTGAGCCTGTAGAGCCAGTTGGACCTGTTACACCTTGGCTGCCAGTAGAGCCTGTAGCTCCAGTTGAACCTGTAGCTCCAGTTTGTCCAGTTGCGCCAGTGCTTCCTGTAGCACCAGTTGCACCCGTTGAACCAGTAGGTCCTGCAACTCCTGTACTGCCAGTTGCCCCTGTGTTTCCAGTTGAACCAGTGGCACCAGTTACTCCAGTTGACCCTGTGGATCCAGTAGCCCCTGTCGGGCCAGTAACACCTGTTGAGCCAGTAGAACCTGTGGGTCCTGTCGCTCCAGTGTTACCAGTGGATCCTGTTGCTCCAGTACTCCCTGTTGCACCAGTTGCGCCAGTCGCGCCACTTCCTGTCGCTCCTGTAGCTCCTGTATTACCCGTAGCTCCCGTCGGACCAGTAACGCCGACACTGCCAGTGGGGCCAGTATTGCCAGTAGGCCCAGTGTTACCGTTAGCACCTGTTGCTCCTTGAATACCTTGTGGGCCAATCACGCCCAGTTCAATAACTAATGGTTGAGTAGAACCAACGTTAAAGACGTTGGTTGTGACGGGGATAAGTACAGTCGATATGGAATTAGTTGTGACTGACATTAGTGTATCACCGTCGCCTGAACAACGAATGATCCGTTGAGGATTTGATAGACGTTGCTAGAAATATCTGTCAGGTTGAAAGCGTATGTGTAGTTGCCCACGGCAAGAGCGCCAGTCTGGGCTGCCGTCAAAGTCAGCGTGGTTTGGCCAAGAGCGCCGTTAATAGTAGCGCGTCCATTGTTTGTAGACATTTCAGTAATAAGGCCGCCTGATACATCGCGCACCTGCATGTCTGCTGAGTAGCCCGTAATGTTCACTGGCAGGTTATCGATTTGCCAGATGGGAGCAATGCTAAAGGTCGTGCCTTGGATAATGCTAATGTTGTATCGTCCTGGACTAAACACGCCTGCTCCTAAACCGTTGTGATGTTAGCGCCGTAACCAGCGTTTGTTAAAATCGTATATTCCGCCTGGGACAGTACATACTCATGTCCACCCAAGTAGCAGTAGTCTGCTGACTGAGTATCTTGTACGGCAGGGGTACGCGTACTAACTACGGCTGTACCGAATACAAGAATTGAATTTGCCCGTGGTAAGCGATAACGCCAAAACAATATGCCAAAGCCCGCAGGGCCTTCTTCCACCGTAGGTGGTTTGAAAACATATGCCATGTGCTACCTTTCAATAGGGGTGTTGCCACCCAGCCCCACGTGCGAGGCTGGGAGACAACTAACTCAAATTAAGAGTTGTGGATCGAAGATGTTGATTCGATACGAACCAAAGCTGCGTCACGGTAACGTGCCCAGCCAAGAACGCCGTACCATCCGATTGGACGGAAACGCATCAACTTATCAACGACTGGACCGAACACGACATGTGGCTCTTCAGCAACTGCTTCAGCCAATGCTTGCTTTCCAGCAACGAGTGTACGGAAGACGCGAACGCCACCAGTAGCGTAGACGTAAGACGATGTTCCGAAGGTGCCTGTTGCACCAGTAGAACCTGTACCGTCGGTTGTGTTGAACAAACGTGGTGATTCTACGAACATTGCGCCTTCGTAAGTTCCGATGGTGCCTGGCCAAAATTCAGCTGCACCTGTCTCGGAGAACTTGTGGTCATCGCGCCATCCGCCTGAGCCTGTCTCAGAACGAAGGTCGAATGAAACTTCTGGGTGAATACCACACCAGTAGTATTCTCCTTGACGTGGGACAGCCTTGTTTGCACGAAGCTTAGCCACTGCGGTACGAATATCGCGTGACTTGATTACGTCAGTGTTGCGGATTGTAGCCGCGGTTGTTCCGTTGGTGTATGAACCAGCGTAGGTTGAAACAAGGTTACCGTTAACTTCTGCGATAGCATTTGGGCCACCGATGAGAACGTTAAGGACGTTTGTGTCAAGTGAGTCAGCCATGTTGAAGGCGATAATATCTGCAATCGCTGGGTCAACATCTGAGAGTGAGAACAACTCAAGCTTACGAGTTGTTAATGATGCATTTCCGTATTCAAGGAGAGATACGGAAATTGGGGTTGTGTTTCCAAGTGCTACTGCATCTGGATCAACATCTTCTGAGAGAGAAGAAGTTACTGCGGTCATGTCTGTGTAAATCTGGAATACAACAGACGAACCTGGCATTGCTTGCTGTACTGGGCGCTTATCTGCAACGTCGCGGATAAGAGGAACAGCACGAAGGGCAAACTCTACATAGCGATCATAAGCGGTCTGTACTAAGCCTGGAATACCAGCGGTAGAGCCGATTGAGTCGGTATATTGATTACCTGCCATTTGCGTCACCTACTTTCTTTGGGTATATTGTGCGTTGATGGGTTGTTTAACGACGGCCGCGGCCAGTAACCGATTGTCCGAATACCAGCATGTCAAGCTCTTCTCTTGTCTTAACGCCAGCCAACTTCGCCGCTGCGTCTACGTCGCGGGAAGGGGTATTTGCGTTTTGAAGAGAGGCGTTGATACGCTGCATCTCACGGGCAGTTGGGTTTTCTGGTGCTTCCGATGAAGCATCTTCACTCACGGTAAAACCAAACACATCAGCGTTCTCGTTTAACCATGCGTCAATCTGCTCAGGCGTACTTACGTCGCCAGGAATGAACTTGGCGATCTTTGTGGATACGCCTTTCTGTTCCAATACTTCCTTGACGGAACGACCACGAAGGTCTGCTTGAATGTTTGCTAGCTGTTCAGCCAGTTCCTTCTTTTCGCGCTCAGCGCGCTTTAATGCCTTGCGAAGATTAGCTGGGCCATTCTGGTCCTGCTGAACTTCATCAAGCTCTAGATCGTCTTCGTCTTCTTCGTATTGGTTTGCCATGTGGCACTCCCTTTTCTGTTGGTTGGACGCAGGCCGCAGCATTTCCCAGGGGAAGGAATGTTGGCTCCTACTACCAGTCTGAAATACACGTCATCCATGCTGGTCAGTGGTGACGGAACTTGATGGGCTTAGGAAACGCCCTGGCTTTCTGTATAGAGGCTGCCCTTGGAAGCGCCCGAAGAACCAGAAAATTCGTTAACTTCCTGTGCGCGCAAGCGAGCTAAATCTTGCTGAGCCTGAGCTGCGCTCACTCCATTGATATTGGAGTTGAATGTAGCTGCTGTCAAAGCGTTGCCGATATTGCCAGCGTTCATATTGTATGTGCTAGCAAGCGCTTGCTGCTGGCCAAGTTGAGAACCAATGGTTGTAAATCCTTGAGCTGCCTGCGCTTGGGTTACACCAGCGGCAGCAAGGGTTGCAGCGTTCTGTTGGTTAAGGGCAAGGTTTTGACGACCTGCTTCGCCTTGAATTTGAGAAGCTTGAACCTTCTGAGCGATGACGCTAGAGGCTGTAGCTGGGTCAAGAAGGTGACCAATCATGTCACCCTTTGTTAAACCAAAATTCTGCTGAAGCTGTTGCAAAGTGAAAGGGTCTGTTGCGGTTACAGCTGCTGTAGCAGCATCTACGCGCTGTTGAACTTCAGCTGGAGAAACGTCAGTGCCGATAAGGTTACCCAAGACTGCTGGATCCATATGAGCAGCGTCCATGCCTGCACGGGCCATAACTGCCTTGTATGAGTTTTCAGTGCTGATATAGTCAGCTGGAGAAAGCGGCGTAAGGCCAGCCTTTTCGCGAGCAACGTTGCCAGAAAAGCGAGTATTCCAAGCGTTGGCTAATGCCACAACATTTGGGTCTTTAGAAGACGCAGCGGTTGGGTCTTGGATAAGGTTCTGAATTGTTGCAGCATCATAATTCTTTTGCTGCAATCCAAGGATAGCGTTTGATATAGCGCCCGTTGGGTCAATGCCATAGCCAGCCAAAGTGGACTGCAGAAGAGTTAAAGCGTTTTGATTAGTTATCTGCGTGTTGAGCGCAGCTTGACCAGCGGCTGCGTTTTGTCCAGCTTGAAGGGTGTTAATAAGCTTAGTCTGGTCATCAAGCTGTTTTTGAAGAGCTGTTAATTGAGCCGAATTATCGGTTGGCTTAATGTCATTTCCCGTGCCGCTACTTCCAGCGGTTGAACCTGTCGCTCCTTGCTTCGCAGGCGCGGCGGCAGATGAGGAAGATGCGGCTGGGGTAGATAGCGCACCAGTATAACCACCAGGCACATAACCATAATTGTTTGCGCTTGAGGCTGGGATAGCTGAAGATGGCTTTGCAGCTGGCGCAGGAGCGACAGCTCTATCAAGATTTTGATCAAGCATTATTGACCCGTCACCAATCCAAAGTTACGAAGAAGAGTATTTGCTGTATCCATTAAGCTGTTGCGAGCATTGGTTGTTTGCAACCATTGTGGGTTTTGCTTAACTGATGTAGTAAAAGCATCAAGGCTAATAGGTGTTGTTCCATCACCTTGAAGCGCCTTTGTAACAGATGCGCCCAAGCCAGTGGTTGCACCAAGGTCAATGGTTGAAGGGTCTACTTCAAGCAAGTTCGCCGCTGCGTTAAGGTATGGGCTAGCCAAAGCTTGTACGGTTTGGCCTTCTTTGATGCGCTGCGCGAATGGCGCGTACATTGCAATAGCCTGTTGCTTAATATAGTTTTGCTGCTCTTCAAGGGTAGTATTTCCCTTTTGTACGCCACTGGCTGCATTAGCAAAGTAATCAGTTCCAGTGGCAGCTTGGCCACTGGTGAGATACTGTGAAGCTACGCCCATTTGGCTTGCATAGCTCTTGAGAGCATCAACGGTTGAACCAAGGGTACCGCCGTACACACCCTGGTCCGTCTTAGCAAATCCAGTGTGGTTAGCAACATATCTGTCAACGGTTGCCTGGTCTGGCATGTTGTTGTAGAACTGGCTGAAGAATGTATTTACGCCGCTTTTTGTATCTTTGAAGGCAGCATCAATAGCAGCTGGGTCAATGTTTCCAGCAGCATCTGTTGGCAATGCTGTACCAAAAACTGCTGGATCCAATCCTTGAGCAGTCGCTGACTGTTGAAGGATTTGAAGCTTGTCGTTGTACTGTTGCCCCCACGCCTGCTTGTTACCATAGTAAGCAAGCTCGCTGTCGCGAATAGACTGACCAATTTGGTCCCATGGCTTTACGCCAGTTTTTGGGTCAACGTAATTCTGTACAGTATCTGTAAATTTTGTAGCTGACCACTTGCCATCATAGGCTTGCTGAATAATGTCGGCCATCCATGGAGTGGCAAGAGCCAATGCTCCGATAGGACCAAGGGTTTGTACAAAAGCAGACTTTGCGGCAGCAGCCTCATCTGGAGTTTGCGGTCCTGCAACTGGTCGGTTAGCAAGTTCCGCTGCGGTCAAAGGTGTATAAGCCGCTGGTACAGAATCTGTTTTGCTAGAGCTGCTAGATGAGCTTGATGATGAAGATGATTTTGGGGCAGCTGGCTGTGGCACGGCCGCAGCTTGCTGTTGGTTTTGACTTTCAGCAGCGCCAGCTGGGATGGTTATTCCACCAGGCGTTGTAGTTGGCTTAACTCCCGCAGCCGCAGCTGTTGTTTTAGCCTTTGCCTCAGCTGCTTGAATTTGGCTATCGTATTGAGAGCCATCTCCGCCCAAGTCAATAGCGCGCTGCTTTTTTTCATTCAGTGCAGCAAGGTCGCTTTGCGCTTGCTGAGCAGCGGTCTTTGCCTGGTCAGCAGTTTCCTTGCCAGTCTCTGTTGTCTTTAGGTCATCAAGCTGTTTTTGCAGCGGAGCCATATCAGATGTGGCCTGATCAAACTGAGCTTTAGCTGTATTGTAGCGAGAAGAGCCAACTGGGCTAGACTGCATAATTGCAGCGTTGTAATTTCTTGTGCTTTCAAGCTTGTTGATTTGCTCGTTAAGAGTATCTAGCTGAGCGCCAGTATCAGGGGTTGCTGGTGCAGCTTTAGCTGCAGGCTTTGAAGGGTTAGCAGAATTGATGTAAGCAATAGCTGAATCTTGGCTAGAACCAACGGCAATTTTTGGGTCGGATGACGATACGACTTTGCCATCGCGAATGGTGGCAATTTCGTTCTCACCACTCATTAAAACCTGGACTGTGGCAAATGGGCCATAATCCGAATCAAACTTTGTTTGTATGCTGTAGCCCTTTGGCAAACCTGTTTTATTAGCCATTGAAACTTCCCTTGTACGAATCTGCCAAGTTGGACAATGCGCCCATGTATGTATTCATAATGTTGTATTGGCTAGCTTCTGCCGTTCCACGCACAATGTTGGAGATAAAGGAAGCTGCATCTACTCCGCTGCTAACCTGGCTACCTGTAATATCTGCGCGTTTTCCAGTTGGGCCATAGCTAGTAGTTTCGCTAAATCTGCCAGGGTTGGCAGCTTCAGCTGCAAGAAGCTCTTGACCGTACTGAGCAATCTCAGCAGCAGTGGCGTTACGGCCAACGAGTTGCTGCATAGTTGCGTTGATAACGGCAGTAATGTCTGGTTGCGAGGTTTGAGTGGTGCTGGTGGTATTAGTATAAGTCTTCATGTTAGCATAAAGATTTGTACTTGCTGCCCCAGCTGCGGCGGCGTTCCAGCTAATTGCTGGAGTAGAACCAGTGTTGCCCGTTGTACTGGTTGTGCTAGTGGTTTTAGTAGTATCACTCATTAGAGCTTAGCCACCACCTTCCTGAATACTCCGTTGACAACATTGACAAGATTAGGGTTTTGAGCAGACACTTGATCCAAGTAGGTATTCCACTGGTCTAGCAATGCCGAGTGCATTGGTGTTGCCTTACCATTGATAATGGTTGCGTCTAGCTGAGGCTTAAAATCTTTATAGTTATTTAGCAAATCGTTAATGCCCTGTGATTGTGGGTCATTAGGCATTTTGCCTTCTTTTTGGATTTTGAGCAAAGCATCCATTGCCAAGTTGGCATTGACTACGCGGGTTGTGCCTGAGTAATCATTAAACCAAATGGGGTTACGCAATCCATAGTTTGCAGTAAATTGCTTCCACATTGCAGCACCTTGGCCAAGAGCGTAGGTGTTGTTTGTGGCGCGAGCATTGGCCATGTACTTCTGATAATCAGCATAGTCTGCGCCAATATCAGCCCATCCCTTTGCGATGTAAATAGCGTTCATAAAATCGCTTGGAGTGCGCTTTGAGCGAAGATGCTCTGCAAGCAATTCATTCTCAATCTTAGCTACATTGCCGCCTTGTGTATTTTGCGGGATGAGGTAAGCTGCTCCAGCTGCTAGAGCTGGGTCATTGATAAGTCCAGTGTTGTTCTTCAGCCAAGAAATTGTAGTATCTGACAATGGAACATTTGCTCCGCCAGTATCCTGGCTAGTAGCAGACACTGTATATGAAACTGCTTTACTGCCATGCTCTTCCAAGAACTTTGGCAAAGCTTGCTGCATGGTCAATCCCAAGCCGCCTTGAGCTACTGGCTTGAGCATGTTCAAAAACTCTGAACGGAATGACTGCAAATTCTTGGTGTAGTAATCGTTTGTCACGTTTGGTGACAATGGCAAGAAGAACGAGAAAACGCCCTTGATAATCAAGTTTGACTTTGCGTTAGCATAAATCTTATCCATGATTTGCTGCTGCTCAAAAGCTGGGCGAGCTGCAAAATCTTCTGGAATTTGACCACTGGCATATCCAGCGGCAATAGCAGAAGTGATGGAGTTAGCAACGTTCGTTTGCTTCTGATCCATGGTCATGCTATCCCAGATGTTACGCATGGAAGCGTTAGGGAACATAGCCTCTGTCAGTGTCTTTGGTGGGTAACCACCGCTGGCTGCATCGGATAGCGCAGTAAATACTGGGAAGCGCTTAGCCAGCTGCTCTAGAGCAATGTTGGCAAATGTGCCAGTTCCTGGCATTTTTATGTCAGGAAGAACTGTCAGCAAAGATGAGGTATTTCCACTAACAGACTCTGGCAAGCCAGACATTGAGTTAATGCCAAGGGCTTGAAGGCCGCGCAACATATTGTTTCCTACTTCACCAAGCAAAGGATAAACAATGTACTTGTTTCCATTAGCATCGGTGTGTACAAAACCAGGGTTATTTATGCCATGGTTAATCATCTGAAAGTCACGAAACGCCTGTGGGTTAGATGTGACCAAACGACCAACACGCTTGAGGGCCTGCTCTTGTGCAAAGTAGAACGGCATAAGGTTACGGTGCAATACCGCAAACTGAGAGCGCAACTGAGGGTTGTGAATCGTAGGCAGCATGTTTTCTGTACCACGAAGCGCAGCTAATCTAACAGCCTCATCCTCATCAATCAATCCCAATGCCTTCATAGTGTCAGCTTCGCGCAAGGCTTGGCTGTAGAAGTGTGCGAACAATGGCTGGCGAGAGAGAAAATCCATGACTGGATTTACGGCAGTGCGAAAGCCAACATCTTGGACTTTCTGCATAATGTTGTCAAGGCTCGGACGTGCCTTGCGGCCCAGCACAACTGCTGGCCAGCTAGCGTTATTCAAGTCCTTCATATCTTCTACATATGTCTTATTGCCATTGGCGACATTGCGAAGAAATGCTGTATGTGTAGTGCCGTCTGCGCCTTGAACCATGCCACGCATGTGTTGGATTTGAGCAGCCGCAAAAGACTCTGGAGTAGCACGGCTTAGACCATCCATGCTGGTGCGATATTCTTGATAAGTTGTCTTATCTGCAATGCGCGCAGTATGAAGTTCTTGCACCTTTGCCCAAATTTGGTCAGCTTTTAAGCCTGGATTGAGCTTAGCCTGACGCAAAAAGTCCGCGGCAATGTCCTGGTGAAATTCACTATTTGCAGCCTTCTGCAAGTTCTGTGCCCAGTACTGCTTAAAGTGTGGGTCTGTCTGGCTTAAGCCAGCAAGTTCTTCTCCTGGACGCTTGCTGCGGCCAAAAGCTTGAATGAACTGATCCACATTGTCAAAAGCCGCAGCTTCCGCTGAAGCACCGTGGTCTGCCGCAATGCCAGCTGGTATGCCTTCGCTTCCTATTGAAGCATGCAGACGAGCAAGGTCATCAATCTTTTGACGCACTGAGTAAGGTGCAATCTTTGAAGAAGCAAACTTATCAGCAAGCCAGCCCACTGGATGAACCTTTGCCTTCAAATCTACGACAGATTTGATAGCGCTGTTGTAGCTAGCTGTTGAGCCAGAAGCTTTAATGGCTCCTTGCACAAGAGTCTTAAAGCCCTTTTCGCGTTCTGCTAATTCCTTGGTAACAGCGTTTTCATTTACCATGTCATTTGGCTTGTCAGCGACTGCAAGTTCTTCTGGAGTAAGCGCCTGAGTAATAGCGTCAGTAGTTTTGACTAGCTCTGGGCCAGACTTAAAGTGCGCGCCTTGATACTTTTCAGCCGATGAAGCAACAACGTTTCTTAGGTAGTCACCAAGACCACGACGAATAACCTGATGCAGCGCTTCTGCGCCAGCTACGCGCAAACCAAATCCTGTTGAAAGCAGAGTCAGCGGAGCAAAGATGCGGTTGGTATAGTGCGTGAAAAAGTCATCCGCATGGTTGTACAAAATGCCGTAAGCTTTTGTAGCACGAATAGCTTGGTGCATGGACTTTAAATCCATCATTGAGCCAAGATAGCGCTGTGAAGGGTCAAGAGCAGCGTTAACGGCATTGCCGTCAGCATCGACCATATGGCCTAGTGGCTTACCGTCAAGAAAGCCGTACACGCCATTGGTAACTTCATCACCAAAGGTAGCGCGATGAACTTGTGAAAGTATCTTGTTGAGCATGCCAGCTTCGTCAGGAAGGCCAGCCGCCTTGAGTACTTCTACCTGAGCGCCACGCAAAAGCGCTCTGCGCTCACCATCATCAGCTGCGGTCATTACCTTAGCGGCGTATTCTTTAGCCACATCTGAAGGCATAGCATAATTCAAAAGGTTATAGACAGTAACGCCAGCATTAGGATCGCGAAAGTCAATCTTTTCGCCAGTCTGCTTCATCAAGTCTTGGTTCATGGACAAAGCCTTCATGCCAGTAAAGGTGCGAACCTTTGCTGCCAATGCGTTCATCACATTGTTCTTTAGCTCTGTACCGTTCTTAGCCATCCATACTGGCGTGTTAATCTTTGTGATAACTTCGCCGTTAGCATCGGTGGCTGCTGTCAGAACAGGCATGCCAAACTGGTTAATCTGCTGACGCATAACTGGATTACCAGCTTCGTCAAGCACCACATTGCCGTTTTCGTCAAGCGTCTGTTCCATCTTTGGAACCATGACGGTTGAGCGCTTAGGAACAAGAAAGTTCTTTTGCTCATTAAGAGTCGTTGCCTGTGTGCTGGAGCGAATACGCTCAGCCCCCCAGCGGTCAGAGAAAATCTTGCCCAGTGTGCGAGTAGGCAGCACCAATGCGCCAGTTGGCTTGGCAGCTTGTGCAAACTCATTGGAGTACATAGACTTGCCAAGCACGTTCAGTACTTCAGGTTCAGTCTTGGCTGCAGCTAAAGCGTTGGCCAATGGCGTGGTGATATTCGACTCTTTGTAGCGAACCTGAATATCGATGGGGTTATCCATGCTAGCAATGTCTTTAACCGCACCGCGGAACTGCCAGTTAAAAGTATTGTTGTAAGCATCCATCAAGTCAGCGCTAGAATTAACCTTTGGCGCTACGCTCTTGAGGAAAGACTCAACAGAAGGTGCGCGTGATGCAATAGGAAGAGTTGCCTTAACAATAGGCAAGCCGCTTTCGTCACGCATGACGGAACCATCTGGGTTTTTAGCTTCAGCTAAGTACGATCCGTTCTTTACTTTGCCATAAATCTTGCCAACCTTGGCGATTGGGTCAGCGCTAAAGTCAAAAGAAGCGTCTGCAATACCAGAAACAAACTGACCAAATCCTTGATTTGTGTTTGCCAGCGTGCCAAATCCTGGAATGTTGGAAAGACCATGAGCCAAATCGCGACCAAACGAAACGTTATAGTTAGGGTCGTTGGACTTATTGAGCGAATCTTTGAAGCTAGGAATAACACGACCAAGGATGTTGCGCTCAAGAGCGCCAGCTGCTGTTGCTCCTAATACTGTTCCTTCTGGACCAAGTATTGTTCCCAGCGTTCCGCCAGCAATAACGCCAAGCGTTCCTAGAATACCAGCTGCTGGGCCGTGGTCCGCCCAAAGGCTATGAATAAACTTGTAATCTTTTTGAACTTCTTGCAAAGGCTTGCTAGCCCAGTTTGCCAAAGTTCCAATAACGGGGGCTTTTCCGATAAAGCCAGTGACAGCACCAGCAACATCTTTTACGTCGGTCAGGATGCTATTAAACCATCCATGCGAACTGTAAGTGTTGAGGTGTGTGTTGACAGCATTTGCGGTCTGGGCAACAGAATCAGTTGCGCCAAGAGCGTTAGCTGTTGTTGGGTTGCCAGAAGCAATGGCGGCAGCTTTTACGCTAGCGTCTGCGCGAGGGTACGAATTAGCAATCTGGTTGGCCAAATCAATGGATCCACCAGATGAAGGTAGCGGTGTAGTTTGTGACATAAACTACTTTCCTAATAATGTTGCTAAACGCTGCAATGCTGGAGAAGCGTCTGGATGCATAGCTGCTGATTGAACAACTTGCTTGGCAGATGCTCCAGGGGTAATAACCTGTCCTGGTTGAATACCAATGGCAGATAGTCCTGCACCAGCTCCAGTTGCTGCACCAGTAGTGACTGGCTCATTTGGGCGCTGTGTAGGGGCAGTCAATGGAACAACTGGTGGTTGTTGTGGCTGCGCTGGTTGTTGCTGTTGCTGTGCCGCCTGAGCCATCTGAGATGGCGATGTTGGGCGTGGAGATGGCGTAGCAGCCATCGGGGCACCGCCTTGGATCTGCATCATGTCTGTACCGTCGCCGTAATTAGGCATGCCAGATACATAACGCATTGCTTGCTTAGATGCAGGTCCGCCATCGGTGCGTTGGCTTAATGAGCCTGGGCCAGATTGCATAGCTGGTTTAGCTGGAGCTTGGTAGCCGCCTTTGCCTGCCATATTTACTCACCCTCTGTAATAGTCTCAATGGTACGGACAACATCATCGTGAAAAGCCCTGCGGCTAGCCACGACATTTGCTTGATGTAAGAACACTTGCTCCATTACATCAAAAAACTTGGTAAAGCTAAGGACTAAATCCTTAATGAGATGGGTAAAGACAGCGACTACATCCCAGAATGTAATCGGTTCATAAAACGCGTCGCTGTCTTCGTTATCCAATTTTTACTTAGCGCCCTTGCTTGAACCTTTGGTTCCTGCTGGTTGTACGCTGTACTTAATGTCAGACTTGCCAGTCTTTGCTGGGCCAGCCTTCTTCTGGATTTTTACGCCTTGTGTAACAGCAGCAGATGAACCGTGTCCACCTTGCAATGCTGGCTTTGGAACAGATGCTCCGAGCTTTGATTTTGTTGCCATTGTTATTCTCCTATAGGGATTGGTTATCTCGCCAGTAACGTTAGGCTGGTGAGCGTCTGGATAATGACGCAGCAAGCTGCGGCGATCCAGAAGATGATAGGCCAGCGAGTAGAGATTGCAAAGCAGAGCCACCTTGGCCTTGTTGTGGGGCAGGCATACCCATTGGTGGTTGCCCAGGTTGCTGTCCTGGTGCTGGCTGAGCTTGCTCTTCTCCTGGCTGTGGTGCAGGTGCAGGTTCTGGAGCAAATGCTTTAGTGATAATTTCTTCAATAGGGTTGCCGTTCTGGCGGCCCTGAATAACTTTTGCTATTGCTGTAATGACCTTGGATGGGTCACCACCCTGCATGGCAATTTGTGGAAGCGCATTAGCATAAGAAGCAACGGCAGCCATCAGGCTGTCGCGTAATTCCTCTACTTCAACGCGCTCTTCTTCTTGGGTGACGTTCATTTCCCACGGCATTTGACGACGCAAAAAGTCGCGTGAGATAAGCTTATCGCCACGGGCTTGCAAGCCGAACACCAATGCACGGTTTGGATCAAGACCAGCCATCAAACCGTAGGTCACATCGCAGGAGTAATCTCCCTTAATATCTTCCTTTGGAGTGTAGGTAATGGCATAAGGAGCGCCAGCGTTAATGCCGCGTACTTCCTTAGTAGCATCACCAAAGAGCTTCTCGTCCATCATAAAGCAAAGACGGATAACTTCCTTAAATGTCTCAGCAAAGACAGCTTGCGCAGTCTTGACCTGAGTATCAAAGCCACCCATGAGTGCCTGTACGCCACGACCAGTGACGATAGAACCTGACTGCTGACCAAGGCGGCCTTCTGGATAACGTGAACCAGTGCGCATTTCTTGGTCAAGAATTTCATTCTCTTGGAAAATGCCAGGTGGGATGTTTAGATCCACACGACGAATCTGCTGTGGGTTGGCAGAGCGAATAGTCGCATCTGGGCCAATCTCCAGAACGTTAACATCTGATGGCAAAGCAAATGGTGCCTGTACTGCCTTCTGCGCTGCTTCTAGCGAGAGTGACGCGAAGCGGGCACGGGCAACCTGTACCCACATAATGTCATCGAACTGTCCACGCTGATGCTCGTCTGAGTCAACACCTGGACGGAGCGCGATAGCGACAGGAATTTCACCAAGGTCATTAGCAACCTTTGAAAGAACAAAGTTGTTACGCTCTGGCAAGAACAGGACGAGCTGTTCCTTATCTTGGTAGCGATACATCTCCAGCATGCGCTCAGAGTTGCGGTTCTCGTACTGACCACGGATGATATTCTCATGTTCAGGAAAGTCGTTAATCAATTCACGGACTGTCTTGATGTAGCGCTTGCTGTAGGAGATGAGCTTACCAAAGCGGTCAAACTCTGGGTATGCTCCAATAGGCGAGTCAATGCGAATCATTGGTCGCTTGTTCTCGTAGTCAGCTTCAATCAAAAATGGAAGAAAACCAAAAGTCAAGTAACGGTCAGCACCTGAGTACATCAAGGTCTGAAGGTTGCATGTGTCGCGGTAGCCAGCGGCAATCATGGTGCGCTTGTCGGCACGACGGCGGGCTGCATCCGAGACGGTATTAGTCGTCATGCAGTTGAAGGCAGGAAGAGGCGCAATAACTTCAGCAACGTCGCGAGCTGCAACGTCAATGAAGTTAGCAATCATTGGCTTTGGATAGTCCTCAGAGAACATGCCAGGGAATACCTGGTCAAGCTTGCCCTGACGGATAGCCAGCAGATCATCATAGCGAGTATCGCGAGCGTAGTAATGCGCACGAAGCTTTTTGAGCTTGTCCGAGATTACGTCAATCTCTAGCACTATAAGTACCCCCCGTTAGCCGCTT